CATTAAACCCGAAGAAGAGGCCGTCCCCTACTTCCCCAACACCCGCAACTTGAACGGAGTTAGTCACACCAGTCGTGAAGAGGGCGGTAAACCTTACTAACGCCCCCTGGCCAGGGTTGTACTTGAGAGGCACCCTGGAGAGCATGTGGGCCGCTGAGTTTGCCGAAGCCCCGCTCTGCATCACCGCCATCCCATCGGCCTGGGTGATTGACCCTAAGTTGTTCTCTCGCTTCTCTATGAGGTCGGTGTTGATGTTGTAAGGAAACTGAAGCTGAACTATAGGGGTAGGTTCAGCAACAGACGTCTCTCCAAAGGCTGTCTTTGTGACGGGAGACGCCTGTTTCACTACCCAATTAGCGCCATCGTAGATGAAGTCCTTTTTGGTATCGGTCTCAGTGAAGCCCGCGCCCACTAATGCGTTAGACGGCTTCGTGTCAGTAGACAAGCCGACGTAATCGCGGATCTTTGTGATAAGTGCGGTCGTCACGCGAACACCACTTCCCCGTAGTTCCCGATGGCCTTCTCCCACAGGAACCTCAGACGGTTCGGGTTGACGCTCACTCCCTCGATGCCGCCGATGATGCCGGAATGCCCGGCGCGGTCCTGCTCGTAGTTGAAGATCGCCTCAGCCTGGCACAGCGTCTCGATGTCTGCCGGCGGCGCGTACTTCGTGATGGCTGTCGTTTGTACGTGTGCGGCTGCTGTGGTGCCGTGAACGCCCCGGACGATGGTGAGGGTGCGGAAGACGTGGACACCTGTGTCGTTGTCGTGTGCGGCCAGGACAGAGGAATCGTATTGACGAATAACCGTAAGGATGTTGCCACTAATAGACTCAACGAACATCCTCTCTGAATCCACCAGGATCACCTCGCCCGCGTTGTAGCGGGAGCCGTCGTCAACGGTGACGCTCACCTCCGACTGTGTAGCCGTCAGCGCCCCATCCAGTAGATCCGTGTTCTCTTGCGCTGCGTTTGTCCGCCCACTAACGAATATCGCCTCGGTGCCGATGAGGATCGTCTGCCCCACGCCGATCAGCGAGCCGTCAGAGACCAATAGACTGGTAGCCGAATCAGTGAGGGGATCATCGCGCACCGTTCCCGCCGCCTCTGTGTCGTCGCCGTAGCCCCATAGTCCCTCCACAGCAACAGCTCGTTGCCGGGAGTCGTCAGCCTGGAACACGGCACCAGCAGCAACGTCATCGCCCAAGTCAATCTCAATTCGTTTATAGGGCGGGCCGGTGTTGTTCGGCTCTAGAAAGTAGTCATCGGCCGCTATCGTCACCGTGCTATTGGATGTCTTCAACGACGCGATACTGAGTAACCCCTCGTCGAGCCGTAGCACCTGTGTGCTGACAGGCGGGCACTGGGGAGCGTCAAATAGATGCGTCTTAGTCTCAGGGAAGAAGGCAGCAACCCGCTTCCCCAAGCGCTTGTCTATCGTCCGCGAGGCAGCGCCGATATGCTGATCTATCAGCCCGTCGCGGGATGCCCCAGTCGCACCGATGGCCCGCTTGACTGACTCACGAGTGCAGTACCACGATGCCATCAGCCTACCTTTGGCCTGCCCGCTCCGACACTCTGTTGAAAGTCTCCGTTAGGACAGTGGAGGATGTGGTTGTAGGTTTCCAGCGGCGTGCCGTCGAACGGACAGGCCACCGGATCCCGGGCCTTGTCGTCCTCGTACTCCTGCCTTCTCTCACGCAGGATGCCGATGAGCTTGTCGTAGGTCACGCGATCCCCACCATCGGAGCCATGATGCCGTAGAGGTCTGTGACATTGGCCTGGGTTAGCTCCTTGCCACAAAGGAAAGGAATCGCCAGGCGGCCATCGAACTCGTTGGTGGGGGCAGCCGTTAGACCGCTTGCGCCTATGGTCAGGGGAGTCGCTGTGTCGTCCATGTGCAGGTACGCACCTGTCTCCACGCTTAGGCCCAAGGGGTTGTCATCCACACCATTGACGTAGAGGTGGATGTCGGGGATGTCTGCCGTCTCCATACCGTCATAGGTGAATACCACGAAGACCATCTTGCCAGCGGTCTGAACGGTGCCGCCTGTGGCGACCTCCTTCGTGCTGTCCGTGGCGTCGTGCAGTTCCAGGTAGAGCTTGCCAGCCGCGTCGAGGCCGAAGGCGTACTCCTCTGATGCAGCGACGTACTTGGCAATCAAGTCCTGCTTCTGGACTGCAATGTTTGGGCGTATCCACAGACCGCCACTGAACGGTACATCGCCACCACCATCGAAGGTGAAGGCTGCGTTGTCGTCGCCGGAGAAGTGGAGGTTGCCCCCTTTAACGAGGCCGTAGTGGTGTAGACCACATGGCATCCTACGCGGGCTGAACTCTGACTGGAGTGTTACTGCCCCAGCCTCATCGGATGAGGTAAACTGACCCGCTCCGATGGCTGACACGACAGACCCCTCACTCTCCCAGCCAGGGATAAGCAGGGTCTTGGTCGTGCCCAGAATGTCCAGGATGTCGTTTAGCTGGCCCTCAAGCTGCCGGTTATAGACCGTCATTTCCGACGCCCTCGTCGCGGCTTAGGCTTAACCTTCTCTTCCACGGCAGGCGTGCGAAACGCCGGCACCACCAACACCTCCTCCTCTTCAATGACAATGACGTCCTCCACCGTCTCGGTAACGGGCGGGGCGGGTTTAACCGCCCTTGACCCGTCCTTGTTGTAGTCGCCCTTGTGCGTCCTATACGAGCTGCTCATTACGCAGCCTCAATGCGGGCGTCGTCTTCCAGGGGGATGTAATTGATGACCCACTTGACCGCGTGGGTGGCGTCGGCGCCGGTCTCCGTCAGTTCGATAATCAGCCCAGCCTGGCCGTCTATAAGCCAGCCGTCCGGCGTTATCGTCTTCAGGCCATAGGCCGTCTTGAGATGCGGAACGTTGCCCGTGCCGTTGAGAATAAGGGTGCCGTCACCGACAACCAGATACACCTCACCTACCAGATCCCCTGTCACAGTCGTAGCAGCCGCTATGGCGATGCTATCCGCCTTCTCGTTGATTGCGATGGTGGTGGCCCCACCGTCGCCGACTCCTGTCACGATGCCGTACATCAACGTGATCCAGCACTCACCAGTGACGTTGAACATATCGGCGGTGGCGGCAGAGGCCAACGTCTTTACGACCCTAAGACCAAGCGCCGTCTCGCGGACTGTCTTGTTAATGGTTCTAGTACTCATCGAGTGGCCTCCTTACGCGGCAACAATGCTGGAACCTTCCTCAAGCGGGATATACAAGATCACCCACTTGACCGCGAGGGTCGCGTCGGTGGCGTCTGACGCTGTCAGCTCGATGATGAGTCCGGCCTGCCCGTCCATGATGAAGTGGCTATGGTTGGACGCCGCCAGCCCGTAAGCCGTCTTGAGGTGCGGAACGTTGGCCGCGCCGTTAAGGATTTCGGTACCGTCACCGACGACCAGATACACCTCGCCAACCAAGTCAGACGTGACCGTCGTAGCAGCCGCTATGATGATGCTAGACGCCTTCTCGTTGAGCGCGAGAGTCACAACGGTACCGTCGCCGACACCTGTGACGATGCCGTACATCAACGTGATGAGGCACTCGCCCGTTACGGTGAACAGGTCGGTGGCCACGGCGGTGACCGCAGCCGTCTTCGTCACACGTATTCCAAGCGCCGTCTCGCGGACTCGCTTGGCCTGCGATAGTTCGCTCATCTCCTACGTACCTATGGTTGGGAGGTTCTCCGGCTGCCTCTGAATGGTCATGTCATGCACGATGGCGATGCAGAGGCCGGCGCCGTCGATAGTGCATTCCACCGAGTCGAAGCCAGCCGAGAGCTCGTCAGCGCCGATGTAGATCAAGGCGCAGTCGAACAGATCTGTGTCCTTCTTCACCACCAGGAAGTCGTCATCCATCTCACCGTTGGCGTCCGATGTCTCCCGCGTCCACACAGCGGCGGTGACTCCGATGCTGGCGTACAGTTCGTTGACGGTTGTCAGGTTCGCCTCGCTGGCGCCGGCGATGCTCTCCTTGAAAGTGATGTTCTGGGCGCCGCCGTTCTCGTAGAGCAAGAACGTAACACCAGAGGCGTTCTTCAGGGAAATGTGAACGCCGGTTGCTACAGGGAGGACGTTCATAATTCGTCCTAATGCCTTCATTTTCTAACCTCCTTGCCGTCCCAGTGAGGGGGTTAATGCTCACTAGGTCTAGGTCTAGGCCGGGGCGGGGGTTTCAATGCCCACCCCGACTGGCTATCTATCCGCGCTCGCCTAGAGCGATAAATGGGCTAAGGGTGTTGGTGCTGTTCTGTGGGGTAATCGCCGAGGCTAGCCACGGCTGCCCATCGACCCGCTCGATGACCCGGAACGTAGTGATGTCGTTGCCGAACTGGAAGTGGCTTGAGGACTCGGCTCGCATCTGCTGGCGGTCGCCGATCAAGTAGTAGCCGAAGTCAATGAAGCAGATGTCCTTGCCCGATCCAGCGCCACCGAGGGTCGGCACCTTCTCCGTCAAGATCAGGGGTCGGCCCAGAATGGTTGCAGGAGGACCGGCCACGCCGTTGTTCAGCCAGATCGCGCCTCCGCCGGTACCGACTGACAGGGCCATCGTCGCCAGTTCAGGGAAGGTGTCGTTGTTGGCGACCCAGACGGCCCGGCCCAACGAGGACGGGAGCATCCGGGAGTACATATTGACAAGGTTCTCCCAAACGATCGTGTCAGCTACCTGGCCCGTCTCCTTTGCCACCGTCACCAGCGCGGCAGCGTTTAGGACACCTAGCGGCTCGCCGCCACCGACGCCCGTTATAAAGCCAGTGTCCTCAAACCAGGAAATCGCCTGCGGGAGAATGTCCTCAATGAAAGCCGCGAAGCTGATGATGGAGTCCTGCAGTAACTCGTTGGGAACGTCGGTGCGGGTCGCCAATTTCTTAGCGTCCAGCACAACCCTGCCGAACTTCGCCTCCGACTCCCCGAGCGATCCGCCCTCTGCCGTCCAGCTCGCCGTCACACCGCCGAATACGCTGGAGGCGTGCGTCGTGCTGTCAACGGTCGGGAACGGCACCCGCGCCGAGTCCATCGGGATAACCCGCGCTCGCGGCCTCACAACGGCTGTCTCCAGAGAAACCCGCAGAAGCTCGGCTCGTAGCACCTCGGGAACGAGGAAGCCGCCGCCGGCTGGGTCGATGGAGCTGTAGTCGTTGCGAATCTTCCGCCAGCGGTCCTGACCCGCCGCGTTTTGGTGCCACACCGACATCAGGAAGTCAGGCCAGTCCTCAAACTCCTTGTTGAGCGCGGCACCGATGGCCCGCTTGCTATAGGCCGTACCCTTCTGCGGCAGTTCCTTGATGTTCTGCGTCACATCGGGGCGGTTAACGCCGTTCTCCAGCATGAAGTCGGTCATGCCGTTCTTAATCCCGTCGTCGATCATCCGCTTGATGTCCGGGCGGGCCTTGTTTACCGCACGGTTGTACTTCGCCAGGAAGTCGGCGGTCGTCTCGGGGTCTGCGAACACCTGTCCACGGCGCTTGTCGTCAGCCAGGAGCTCCGCTAGCTCCTCTTGCGTCTCAGGGATCGCATTCTTGAGGATGACCTCTGGGGGCTTTTCTTTCTTCTCTGCCATGTCGCCTCCTTGCCCGTAGGCTAGTTAACCGTCTCTACTGCGTACTGCGATTCTTCGGCTTCGTCTGCGATGGCCTCAAACTGCTCCATGAAGTCGAGCGGGGGCGTGTCAGCCTCGGGCTCAGGCTCCTGTTCCGGCTCGGGCTCAACTTCTGGCTCCTGCCGCGCCTTTATCCTTGCGGCGACGTTCTCCGCATCCTCGCCCTCGATGCTGTCGGCGAGCCCCAGTTCAACGGCCTCCTGGTCGCTGAACCACGTCTCGTCACGCATCCGCGCCCGCCACTCCTCAATGGTTCCGCCCGCCCGCTCAGCGTAGATAGAGGCGATGTTGTTACTGGACTTGTCGAGGATGTCGGCCATCTTCCGCATGTCGTCTGCGGGACCGATAACCAGGCCGTGCGCCTCATGGATCATCATCTGGCTGTGCGGCATCATCGTGATCGTATCGCCGGCCATTGCGATGAAGGACGCCGCCGATGCCGCGATGCCCTCGACGAAGATGTTGATTTCGGCCTCGTGCCGCTTGAGGGCGTTGAAGATTGCGATGCCGTCGAACACGTCACCGCCTGGGCTGTTGATGCGAAGTGTGATCTTGTTGGCCCTGATGTCGGCCAGGTCCTTGACGAAATCGGAGGCCGTGACGCCGAAGAAGCCGATCTCGTCGAAGATGAATATCTCCGTCTCCGTAGCGGAGACGTTCTTGATGGAGTACCAACCGCGCCCCTCTGCGCCCTCCGCAGGCTCCCGCGCCTGGAGAATCGCTTGGAGCTTCGGCAGGTCCGCCGCTGGCTGTATCGATGTAAACCGTTGTTCCATCTGTTCCTCCAGGGCAATAAAAAAACGCCCACTCTGGGCGCTGCGGCCCGGAAGTAGGCGCTCTGGCCTGTTGCTATTCAGTTACTAAGGATTATCCGCCTACGCGGTTAGTCTGTCAAGGACGCGGTGATAATCCGCCGTTCAACTTCTACCAGAAGGGCATCCCCCTCATAACCCTCAGCTAGCAAGTTATATGCAACCGCTGCGATTTTGCGACCTGCCTCATTCGCCGTACGTCCAATCACGCCCATGCGCTCAAGGTCATCCGCTACATCAGAGGAGACACCGAAGTCCTTACACCAGCGTCGGAACCGCCACCGCCGGTAGACCGCGAGCGGGTTAGGGAGACGCATCTAGCCGCCTCATCTCTTTCTTCTCGACTTCCGGTAGGGCATCACACCAATCGCTGAAGCCTTGAACGGCCTGCGTTGTAGCCTCCATTCCCGCGCCCAGCGCCTTCATGGTTTCACCAAGTGCGCCCAGGGAGGCAGAAGTTCGCCGGAACCGCATATGTTGATACATCGCGGCGAAGTCATACAACCATGCACCCCAATTAAACCGCATCGCAGCCCTCCAATCGCTTCTCCATCACGCCCTCATTCTACCGCACCGACGCCGTTCTCGCTCACCACGAACTCAGCCTTGCAGCTTCGGCACCACAACGCCGCGCCTACCTGAACATTGCGCCCGTTCCCACGCTGACACCTCGGGCACTGAGGCACAGCAACAATGGCCACAGGGGCCATCTCCTCCGGCGGCGGGAACGGCATCGGAACTGGCTCCGGCGTCTCGCCGATCTCCTCTGCTGGCTGCGCCTGGACGTTGCTGGGGATGTAGAAGGTGCCCTCTTTCACGTCCGGGTCGAGGCCGGTCGCCTCGCGGAACTCCTCAAGCGACACCCCGCCGGCGAGCAGGTCCTTCCGCCAGCGGTCGTGTATCTTGTCCACGTCCTCGTTCAGCGCCCGGATGTCCGACAAGTCAAACGCCACTTCGTCGATGCCGTTGTAGTCGGGGATCAGGCTCAGGTTCAGCACGTCGTCCAGGTCCGAGAGTAGCGGCACCATCGTCAAGTCCCAGAAGACGGCCCAGTCCTGGCGCTTATTGGCAAACGAACTGGACTCGTAACCGATTCTTAGCCCGAGAATCGAGCCAGGGATACCGAACGCCATCGCTATGCGGGCCTCCGATACCGCGTCGATCTCTTGCGGTAGGGCGTCACGCAGGCCCCTGTCCAATCCCATCTGCGTGTAAGTAGCTTCGGCCGAGTCCAGAATCAACATCTCGTGGACAGCGTTCGGCCCCCCAAACCGTTCCTTGAACCGGCTCCTGATCTCCTCCTTCGCCTCATCGGGGAGCTTCTGCTTGACTGCCAGGATAGAGCCAGGCCCAACGCCGCCGCGCTGGTAGAAGTTACGCAGAAAGCCCTTTTGGTATTCGTCGATGTCGATGCGCCCGGCAATAGACATCAACTGCGGCATCCCGTAGTAGTCATTCAGCGGGTTGCGTGTCTTGAAGTGCATGATGTCTTCGGCTGGAATCTCAACGGTCTCATTCCCGACCCTGTATTCGTAGCCCGCGATAAACTTCTGGGCGTCGGGGATGACTTTGACCCGATCAGGACGGAGCCGCCACAGCTCAGCAATGGCTCCGTTCATCGCGCCGCCAGCGCGGGCCTTCAGGATGTAGGCGTTCCCGGCCAGCGACCTATCCATGACAACCGTGCCCCACATCTGGCCCCTAGACATGAACGGGTTAGGGTTATTCAGCAGCCTAACCAGCGAGTGGTCGGGGAGCTCCTTGAAGAAGCCGTTGTGGATCATCCACTCCTTCGCGTCGCGTATCGGCAGGCCCCTTGCTGTCAGCCGCCGCTCTATGGCGCGTAGGCTCGCCCGATTCACTGCAGGCGCCTCACTCCAAGCGTCCTCGCCCAAGCCAAACTTGTTGCGAGGAGACGCGCTGAATGTGGGGCTATTCCGTTGAAACTTACGTCCTGCGATATGTGGCTCGCCCGCCGACGTTGCCAGCATCTCGATAGCGGCGAACACGATCTCGTTACCGCTGTAGGCCCTAGAGAATCCCGAGAAGTCGCCCGTGGGTGTGGCATTGAACACTGAGCGCTGCACGGGGAAACGAGGCCGGGTACGGATCAGGGGTTGGAGCGCCTTCGCTATGATGCCCATTATCTCACTATCTCCTTGCTCACCTTCGGCGGCACAGTCTCCGTCACCGTTCCAGGGATACCGGACACGTCGGCCCGTCTCGACGGCTCCCCGTGCTCAGGGCAGGGAATCCAGCGAGCACCCAGCCCCTTGACCGCCTCGAACCAGTGGCCCGTCTTGCAGAGGTAGTCGTATCGAGGGCTCAATGTCGCATCCAGGGTGGTAGCTTTGGCTTGCTGAAAACCGCCGTGCGGACAGCGGCTTCCATGTTTCGCCAGAACTCCTCTTGTGCCTCCATGCACCCATCGCAGTCAGGCATCACGGCTGGATCATCGGGGTGCCTGACGCCGTGCGAACACCAGCGTATCTCCAGTGGTGCTGGCTCAAGTGTAATGGAGCGCTTAGGGTCATACGTCGCCATCAGATACCACTCACAATCTGGAACAGCCATACGGCGAGCCCCGCGGCAAGCCCCGCCGTAGCTGCCCCCGCAAGAACCAGAACACCGTAGGCCAAGAGACGTACCGCACCCTGGCCGATTGCCTGCCGGTCGTCGTCATCGATCATGCGAACGTCACTCCTGCTACCGGCTCGTCGTTACGCATCACACGATCCAGCGCCCCGACGATTCCTATGATGCCGTCAATCTTGCCCTGCGATTCTGACTTGTCTGGTTTCAGGTTGCCCGCAGGGTCCTGCTTCACAGCTACGTTGTCCGCCATCCAGCGCATGATAGGATTCCCCCCGTGGTTGATCTGCTTCAGGAGTAGCCGCCGCTCTAGCTCCTTCATCGGCGCCGCCATGCTCATGTAGCCCATCCCGAACCCGATGACAACGATCCCCTCCTCCATCAGCTCCTGGGCGAGCTGGTGCGCCTGGAACAGCCGGTCAACATTCATGTCCACCATCTGGAACTTCTGGACGTCCGCGAGTATCTGCGCCTTGACGAACGCGTAGTCTGTGGCGTCGCCCTCCGTGACGGTGAGAAACCCCTTATGCTCCCATACCTGATAGGAGTCCTTGAATCGGTTGCCGGGATCGTTGACCTTCGAACGCGGGCAGAAGAATCTCGCCAGGATGTCCACCTGGTCCCCCTCGCCGGGGAACGCCATCACCCACGCTGTCATGTCGGAGACGGTCGCCAAGTCCAGCATCCCGTAACAAGTACGCCCTTTCAGTTCCTCTTCGTCGATGATGCCGTGGTTGCTGTCCCATACGTCAATGTCGATCCAGCGGTCTACCTGCTGCGTCCAGAGATCACAATGCAGCCGCTTAAAAGTATTCTGCTTCGCAGGCGAGCTGACCGCTTGATCCCGCTGGGTTGTAAGATAATCCATTTTGATTGACACCCCGAGGTTGGGGTTCGCCTTAAGCCAGCAGACAGGATCGCGCCAATCATCTCCTTCGTCGATTGCAGCGATGTAGATGAAATAACTGTCATCCTGAACTACATCCTCTAAAACCTGAGTGCCGTATTCATGCTGCTCCCAGCAGATCGATGTGCGGTCATACCCGGCCGTCGTGACTATGAAGGTCAAGGGCTGCCGGCGGGAACCAGTGCCAGTTACGAGAACGTCTAGCAGATCCCGCGTCTTGTGGGCGTGAAGTTCATCGATGAGGTTGCCATGACTATTCAGGCCGTCCGTCGAATCGGCTTCGCTAGCCAAGGGCTCGTACTTCGACGCCGATTCTGGGTCGCTCATATTCGCCATATAAACGCTAATCTGGCTCTGTAAATAAGCGGACTTCCGCACCATCTGCTTCGCCGTCCCCCAGATAATCTTCGCCTGGTCGCGTTTCGTCGCCGCCGAATAGACCTCGGCACCAGCCTCGTTGTCAAAGAAGGCCAGAAGCAACCCAACGCCTGCGGCGAGGGTCGACTTGCCGTTCTTGCGGGCAACCTCAAGGTAGGAGGTACGGAAGCGCCTATACCAACCCGTCTCGGCGGGAACCTGCTCTTCTTCCTCGCCCGGAACAAAGCAGGCGATACAGTTGATGACGCTGGCCTCCATCGGGAGCCAGGAATCACACTGCGGGCAGCGTCCATACAGCCGCTTCCAGCCAAACAGCGAACCTATGATGAACGTCTCCCACGGCCCCAATTTGAAGGGTCGTCCAGCCCACTCGCCCTTAATGTGGGGCAGGAAACCGAAGAACTCTATCGCGTAGGCCGCTGCCTCTTCATCAAACCGCAAGCCTCGTGAATGGCCGATAGCGAGGTCGTTTAGGTGGCGCCCACACGCCAGCCTCACCCACTTGCCCACGACAATCTCACCGCCGCAAACAGCTTCGGCGTAGGCCGTGACGGGCGATTTAACCGCTACTACCACGCTGTCTCCACGCTACAAACGGATCTGCTTCCTCAGTGGCACCCGGCACCTCTATGCGGCTGCGGCTGCTCGGCGTCAACCCGAACTCCTGCATCATCTGCCGCACTCGCTTCCACGCATCCTGGGCCATCGCTACCTCGGGCCGAGGACGGATCATCACCTTCTCAACTGTGTTCCCAGCCTCGTCCATTTGGAACTGCCGGCTTTCATAGGTCGCGCCTTCCCCCCGCACTACGTCACGCGCCCCCAGATATTCAGCGTAAGCATCACACAGCAGCGCCAAGGCGTCGGGGTCAGCACTCGTCAATACCTTCATGCGCGTTAGGATAGGCGCTATACGGGTCCACAATTCCTTGCTCCTACCCGTTAACCAGTCCGGCGGCTTCGCCACTCCTTCCGGCGGGATCGGCTCATCCTTGTTGAGCGCCCGGCCACTGGGATTACCCCTCAGCAGCCTAATGCTCGTTGGCGTCGGCGGTGGCCCGCGCTTGCCCATCAGCACTTCACCTCTAAAACCTGACAGTTTTTTAGCGATGT